CGGCGGCGGCGAATCCGTCGAATTCGTGCCGGCACGCCTGGAGACGCCGCGACCCGCGGATGTCACGGGCTCGTATGGGAGCGAGGCGCGCGCCTGGATCCGCGACTACCTCCGCTCCGAGTTGCGGCCCTGGCAGGCCTACGCGCTGGAACGGATCCTGGAACACCGCGCCGATGGTTCGTTGCGCTGGCGCAGGGTGATCGTCACCGTCAGCCGCCAATCCGGCAAGTCCGTTGCGACACGGGGTCTTTGTGGGTGGCGGTTGGGGGCGGCCGACCTGTTCGGCGAGCCGCAGACCATCCTCCACGTCGCGAACCTACGCTCGACCGCGGGCCTGATTTGGACTGAGGCGGCGCGCCAGCTCGAAGAGACGTGTGCGGCGCGGGTGCGGCGCGCCAACGGGCAGGAAGCGATCGAGCTGGCGGACGGATCCTCCTGGCGGGTCGCCGCATCCAACCTGGATGGTGGCATCGGCTGGTCGGTCAGCCTCGGTCTCGTGGATGAGGCCTGGCGGGTCTCGCGAGACGTGGTCGACGGGTCGATCGCACCGACGATGCTGGAGCGGCAAAGCCCGCAGCTCGTGCTCGTCTCGACCGCGGGCGATGGCGGCAGCGCGCTGCTCTCCGAGGATCGCGGCGCCGCGCTGGAGCAACTGGCCGACCCGGACAGCGCGCGGATTCTGCTGCTGGAGTGGTCGGCGCCGGCCGATGCCGACCCCGCCGACCGTGAGGCCTGGCGGCTCGCCTCGCCGCACTGGTCGCCCTCGCGGATCGAAGCGCTGGAGCATGCCTTTGCGACGACGCCGGAGAACGCCTGGCGGATCCAGTACCTCAACCAGTGGGTGCGCTCCGCGCGCGCCTGGCTCTCCGCCTCGCAGTGGAAGGCGGGGGAGCGGACAACGCTGGAGGTGCCCGCTCAGCCGGCGGGGACGGTCGCGATCGAGGCGCACGTCTCCGGCTTCCCCTACGGGCACGCGCACGCGGTCGCCGACCCCGACGGCAACGTCACCGTCACCGCCGGCGTGCACCGCTCCCGCCGCGAACTCTGGGACTACCTGGAAGGCCTCGCCGGCGCGCGCCGCGGATTGACGCTCTTGCACTCGCCCGCCTTCGTCGGCCACATCCCCGGCACCCTGCGCGGCGTGCGCGCCGTGAAGGTGGGGATGGCGGAACAGTACTCCGGCTATGGGCCGACGATCGCCGCCGCCACCGAAGGCCGCATCCTCCACGACGCCAACCCCGAACTCACCACCCAAGTCCTCTCCGCCGCGACCGTGAGCGTCCCCGACAGGGGCACCGTCCTCAGCTCGCGCGACTCGGCTGGCCCGATCTTTCTGGCCCGCGCGATGGTCTGGGCGATCGGCTACGAACTACGCCCCGACGCCCGGCCGCGCGCGCGCGTCGTCACCGCGGCATAGCAGATTCAGTCATTGCGCCCGCGCCCGTGTGCGCGCATCCTCGACGGTGTGGATGTGTTGGCGCCGTTTCGGCGCGCGTCGAGCCTGAATCCGCGGCGGCCGGTGCTGGCCCCGCCCCGCTACCCCTCGGGGACGCCGCTGGAGGTCGCGACCTGGGATGTCCCCGCCTGGGGCGTCTCACGGGACGCCGCCCTCTCGGTGCCGGCGATCCTCGCCTGCCGTGACCTGATCATCGGCGCCGCCTCGCAGATGCACGTCTACCGCTACCGCGGCAGCGAACGCCTCGACCCCGGCCCGCTCTTGGTGCAGCCGGATCCGGACACGATTTGGCCCGCGACCCTGGGCGGCACGTTGGATGACCTGTTGTTTTATGGGCGCGCCTACTGGCGCGTCCTGGCCTTCGACGGGGCGGGCTCGGAGCGCAACCCGCAGGGGTTCCCGTTGCGGGCACGCTGGATCCCCTACGGCGACGTCGTCCCCGTGGTCGACCAAGACCAAGGCGCCTACTCACAACTGATCGGCTACCGCGTCCTCGGCGAAGACCACGTCGTCGACCCGTCGCTGATCGTCCGCTTCGACTCCGCCTTTCCGGGGGTGCTCTCGGTCGGCTGGCGCACGATCTCCAATGCGATCGCGTTGGAGGATGCCGCCCGACGCTTCGCCGATGTCGACCTCCCCGCCGGCGTCCTCAACAACGAAGGATCCGAACTCGGCGATCAAGAGGCAGCCGACCTGGTCGCCGCCTTCGAGGCGGCAAGGGCCACCCACCAGGTCGCGTTCCTGCAAGGCGTCACCTATGAGCGCACCCAAATCAATCCGCACGATCTCCAGCTGGTGGAGGGGCGCGCGATCGCGGCGACCGACTGCGCGCGGTTGTTCAACGTGCCGGTGGCGATGATCGGCGCCTCACCGTCCGGGAACGCAAGCGCGCTGCTCTATTCCAATTTGGCGTCGCAGTTGGCGGTGTTCGTGACCGATGCGGTGGCGCCGCACCTGCGCACGATCGAAGCAACCCTGTCGCTGCCGACCGTGACCCCGATCGGGCAGTCGGTCGCCTTCGACATCCAAACGTTCCTGCGCTCCGATCCGCAGGCCGCCGCCGACTACGCGCTCCAGTTGTTCGCGGCCGATGTGATCACCAAGGACGAGGCGCGCGCGTTCCTCGGCATCCCCGCGACCACCGCTACGGATCTAACCCCCGGAAAGGTGTAGCCCATGCTCCAGCTACAGGTAGACGTAGCCAAGACCGACACCGCCCGCCGCCTGATCGAAGGCGTCGCGGTGCCCTACGGCGAGACGGCGCAGATCGCCGGCCTGGAATACCGCTTCGCGCCCTACTCGCTCTCGCGTGCCCGCGCGATCACGCCGCTGCTCCTGGGCCACAACGACAACGAGCCGGTGGGTGTGCTGGCGGAATGGTCGGAAACCGGGGAAGGGATGCGGGCACGCTTCCGGGTTGACAAGACCCCCGACGGCGACCGCGCACTCGCCCAAGCCAAGTCGGGCTCGCGGGGTGGCCTGTCGATCGGCTTTGAGATCACCGCCGCCAAGCCGGCCAGTGACGGCGTGATCGAGGTCACCGGCGCCGATGTCTACGAGGTCTCGCTCGTGGCGGTGCCCGCCTTCGCGGGTGCGCAGGTGGAACGGGTCGCCGCGCAGGCAACCCTCGGCGAGGAACCCGAACCGGAACCCGTCGAGGCGCCCGTAGAGGCGCCCGCAGAGGGAGAGGAAGAGGAAGAGGAAGAGGAAGAGGACGAGGATGCGTCGGGCGGCGAGGCGCCGGCCGAAACCCCCCCAGAGGAGGATGGAACGATGAGTGAGGCAGCGGCGCCGCGGATCCTGGTCGCGGAACGCGACCGACGCCGGCAGCTCTCCGCCGGCGAGTTCGTCAGCCTGACGATCAGCGCCCAACACGGCGACAGCAAGGCGGCACGGCTGATTCAGGCCGCCCTGACCGAGACGATCAGTACCGACGTGACCGGCCTCTTGCCGCCGACCTATGAGCGCACCGTGATCGGGGAGCGCGAGGTTGACCGGCCGCTCTACAACGCCTTCCGCGGGCGGCCGATCCCCGCGGTCGGCCTGAACGTGGTCAAGCCGAAGTGGACGACGCACACCGCCGGCGCCGAAGCCGCCAACGTGGACGCCGACGCGACCACCTCCAAGGTTGTGATCGGGACCCAGACGGCGACCGTCAAGCGCTGGGACTGGGCCGGCGCGATCAGTTGGGTGGTTGTGCAGCGTTCCGACCCCTCGGTGATCGACGAGATCTATGCCGACGCCGTCGTCGGCTTCTACCTCTACGTGGAAGGGAAGATCGGCGGCCAGCTCCTGGCGGCGGCGGCCGGTACCGCGGTGACGATCGGCGCCGCCATGGCCGAGTTCTATGTCGCGACCGGCAACACCCGCACCGCCGAAGTCATCGTGATGGCGCCCGATGTCTGGGGGAAGTTCGCCGACAAGAGCGCGCTTGCCTCTTCGATCGTCGTCGGCGGCGTCTCCGGGGCGGGCGACCTGACCGCGACCCTCGCCGGTGTGCCCGTCGTCGTCTCCGGCACCCTGACCGCCGGCACAACCGTGCTCGCGACCCGGCGCGCCGTCGACGCGCGGATCACCGAACCCGTCCGCCTGACCGCCAACGCGATCGGCGCCCTCAACGTCGAACTCGCCGTCGTCGGTGAGGG